TGCTTGGGGCAGGCGGCGGTGGTGGGTCTGGCGCGTATGTCGTAAGCAGCGCTCTGGTCGGAACGGCTGGAGCAAGCGGCGGCGCAGGCGGAGGAGCAGGGGCGCTCTACATTGCATTCAATACGCCAATCTCAGGAACCGCTTTGACAATCAGCGTCGGGGCGGCAGGCGTGGGCGGAACAGTTGCGGCTGGAACTGGAACCTTTACATCTGGAATCGCTGGTGGCGCTGGAGGAAACTCTAGTATTGGAACTATTGCTATTGCCAACGGCGGCAGTGAAGGAAAGGGCGGAACTGCGTATAGGTCAAGAACCACACAAGTTGCAGGAACACCATTTGGCGGCAGCGGCGGTTCTCCCTCAAACACTATCTGGGGTTCACTAACTCAGGCTGGCGCACAAGGTGGGAACGGTGCTTCGGCTGGGACTGCACTGTTCGGCGCAGCAACTAGCGGTGGCACAAGCGGCATCGCTGGCTTCTCTGGTGTTCCATTCTTGTCTTTGCCAGGCACTGGTGCTCCTGGGGCAACGGCTACAAGAAACGGAACCGCGTTTTCAGCGATTGGAACTGGCGGAGTTGGTGGCGCTGCACACTTCGTAGGCGGCGGTGGAGGCGGCGGTGGTGGTTCTGCTCAATACAATGGCAACCTTGACATCGGACAAGCGGCAGTAAGTGCTGCTGGTTCTGGTAGACACGGAGGTGGCGGAGGGGGCGGCGGATTTGCAACATACGGTAACGTAGGCACTGCTGGTGCTGGCGGGTCTGCTGCTGAAAACTCTGGTGGTGGTGGCGGCGGAGGAGGGGGGGTCGCCATCACTTCGGGAAATGGCGCTGCAGGTGCAGGTGGAGCAGGTTCCAATGGCCTTGTCGTTATCTTCTATGTTGCATAGCCAATGAAGCGGTACGCCTTCCTTGATGCCAACGGCACAGTGCTGAATCTCATCGTGGGCAACCTCACGCCAGATGAGCAGCAAATGTTCTTGCGCGACCACAACGCGATGTACGGCGCACAGCAAATCATTGAAGTGGAGCCAGACACAAGTGTGTGGATTGGCGGCTCGTATACTGACGGCGCATTCGCACCACCGCCACAGCCAGAGCCTCTGCCTGAAATCGTAGAAGGCGAGTCCGAGGTTCTGCCTGAGCCTGAAGCCACGGAGCCTGCCTGATGACTCGATCCCAGGTTGACGCGATCATTGACCGACTGGACGCGCAGTCCGCGAAGATTGACTCGCTCAAGGCAGAGATTGACCAGATGAAGGGCGGCCTTGCCGTTCTCAAGGGGCTTGGCGCCCTACTCGGCGTAGGAGGAATCGGCACGCTTCTGGCGTGGTTGCAATCTCAATCAGGCAAGTGAGGTTGCGCGCACTCCTGCTCGCGCTGGCAATCGTCTTGCCATTCGTTCAGCCTGTCTACGCGCTTGACGATCTTGAAGAGTGGGACTTCAGCACCGACTCCAACGGCACGGTCGTGGTCAACGAAGACGGTTCTGTCACACTCGGCGGCGCGAACAATCCGCTCCCTGAGCAGCCACGCTGGAACGCGCTGACCAGCCTGACCACAACCGCACTAGAGGCTGAGACGGCGCAGTACCTCTGGTCGTACCTGACGACCGACGGCGCGCACTACGACAAGCCGCAGTACCTCGTAGGCGGCGAGTGGCTCACGCTGGCAGAGGGCGGCACGCAATCAGCCACTGGCTACATCGAGGTCGTGCTGGCCGCACGCGATCTGTTCGGCTTCCGCGTGCTGTCCACCGACTCGTGCTGCGGCATCGGCTTCCTAACAGTCGCCGTAGGCAGCCCTACGCCGTCTCCAGAGCCGACTCCTGAGCCGACACCTACCCAGACACCACAACCACCTTCACCCAGCCCTAGCGTGGCTCCTACCCCTACGCCAGAGCCTTCTGTAGAGCCGACTCCGACGCCTACGCCTGAACCTACGCCGACCCCAACGCCTGAGCCAACGCCTCAGCCGACTCCTGAGCCAACTCCAGAACCCACACCCGAACCAACACCAACACCAACGGAGGAGCCAAGTCCTGAGGTGACAAATGCCCCAACGCCAGAACCAACCCCAGAGCCAACGCCTGCACCAACGGAAGTTGCGCCATCTCCTTCCGTATCTCCTGATCCCACTCCTGTACCTACTCCTGAACCCGAACCCGCTCTGCCAGTTGTAGGCGCAGCGGTCGAGGCAGTTGTCGAGGTGTTCGCCAACATCGCGGCCATCACGGAGATCGGCAAAGACCTTGACCCGATTGAGAAGGAAGAGGCGCAGCCAGTTGCCGTCGCAATCATTGCCAGCCAAGTTGCAAGTGTGGCTGCCGCAGCGTCAAATGCCGCACGAGCGGCTGCTAACATTGGCGGCGGCGGACCAGCAGGAGGCAATGGAAATACGCCAAGCCGAAAGGGTGGTCGCCGTGCTTAGGAACATCATCAACGATCTCGTCGGAGGCTCGTGGACGATCCTCGGTCTGCTCTTCGCAGTGGTCGTACTGCCAGAGGGTCAGACGCAAAGCACAATGGCAACGCTGTTCATCCTGATGACAATCATCTGGATCGCAACAGGATACTTGAGGTGGAAAGAATGACAACCGAAGATCACATCAAGGAACTCAAGGAGCAGGGCTGGACGCGGATTGACACCGCGCCAGGCGAGTGGGTTGCACTCGTGCCAAGCGAAGATGCGAGCGCCTTCGGCGGCACGCTCTGGAAGCGTGGCGACAACGGCAACGACTACAGCGAGGGCTGCACCTGTGGTCATCCGATCAGTGCTGCACTCGACTTTCAGACGGCTGGTCTCGCACTTGCCGCTCACATCAAGGAAGAGATCGGCGAATGAAGTACCGCATCAAGTCGCAACTCTATTCTGACGCCGAGGCGCAGAAGAAGGTCGGGGCTGTGCTTGATGACTGCGGACCGTCCAGCGCGGCTGCGGCTGCGGCCTTCGTTCACGGCTACGCCCCTGACTTCAGCGCAGCCGACGGCGTAGCGGCAAAGGAGCGCGCCACTGGCTTCAAGGAGAAGCAAGGTGTCAGCGACAACGGCTCAAGCCTCAGCGAGATGATGAAGACCGTCCGCGAACTTGGCTGCAAGGCAAAGCCTGCCGATACCTTCGCCGAGGCGGTTGCCGCTGCAAAGGATGGCGCCGCACTCATCGTCTGGGTGCAGGCACCAATCGGCTACCCAAAGCAGGCGCTGTCAAAGTGGCATCGCAACTGGGCGTCCTACTGGCAGAAGAAGGACCCAAAGGTGATCGCCGCAGGGTACGGACACCTCACCAGCGCGGGCTATGATTCAGAGGCGCAGACGCTGGTCTTCGCCGACCCTACGTTTGATGAGCGTGTACCGAAGGAACAGTATGCCGTGCCAGTCACGGAGGCTGAACTCAAGGCAATCGCTTCAGGCAAGCCAGGCTCGCCTGCAAGCCACATCGTCATCGTGACGAAGAAGTGAAAGGAAAGACAATGAACAAGGTTCAGAAGATTCTTGACGCGAGCAAACTTGACGAGATGGTGCTTGACGCAGTTCGCACCTTCCTGACGGTCTCAATCTCAGTCGCACTCGGACTCGGCATCCCGCTGCTCGACATCACTGGCGGCGACTTCCGAACCGTCCTGTCGGCTGGTCTGGCGTCAGGCTTGGCCGTACTGGTCAAGGCACTCGACCCAAGCCAGAGCGACTACGGCATCGGCGGCAAGAAGTAAGGTCTTGACACAAGCCTGAGGAGGCTTCACTCTCGGCAAAGCGGCGTGTAGTCGCGCCGCAAGTAGGAGGTTGCAATGGAGGACCTAGACGAGTTTCTGACGCTGCAGGGTGGCTACAAAGGGCCACTCTGCGGCTATCAGTTGCTTGACATAAGCGAGGCTGATCGGCAATCGCTCGATAAGGCACTCGCAGCCGCGAAGATCACGGCGAAGGCAATCCAGAAGTGGTGCGAGATTCGCAACCAGCACTGGGCGCAGCAGAACATCCAGCGACACAGGAGAGGAGACTGCAAATGCCAGAAGACCTGATCGAGTTTCAGCGTGAGGACGAACTCAACGAACTAAAGTCGGCGCACAGGCGTGCTTTGCGCGCACTCGCCAAGAAGGAGCAGCAGACCGAAGAACTCGTGGAGGCGGTCTACCGCGCCGCGAAGGATGCGGCCGTCGGGATGAAGATTCCAGCCGTGCCTGCACCAAAGCCAGACAAGCGCAAGGGCAAGCGCGAGGTTGCCGTCGTGCAACTGAGCGACTGGCAACTTGGCAAGAAAAGCGTGGACTACGACATTGACACCGCAGCCAAGCGGCTGAACCTGCTCGCCGAGAAGGTGCAGCGGGTGGTAGAGATTCAGCGCAAGGATCACCCTGTGGACACGGTGAAGATTCTGCTCACTGGCGACCTCGTGGAGTCAGACGGCAACATCTTTCCAGGACAAGCCTACGAAGTTGAGGCTGGCGGTCTGTACGTCCAAATCTTCCGAGGCGCGGAGATGCTGGCGCAGTTCGTCAGGGCGATGGCCGCACTCTTCCCACAAGTGGAGGTCTACGGCGCAATCGGCAACCACGGACGCTTGGGACGCTACTCGGATCACTCGCCAGAAAGCAACAGCGATGCGATTCTCTACAACATTGCGCGCTCACTCGTGCTGAGCGAGAAGCGTGTGAGTTGGAAGGAGAGCCTCACCGTTGGCGGACGCCACTGGTACGACACGCTCGACTTGCCAGGCGGCAAGATCGGGATGATCGTCCACGGCGATCAGTTCAGAGGTGGGCTTGGGATGCCGTGGTACGGCGTCGCAAAGAAGGCAAGCGGCTGGCGCTTGAGCGTTGCGCCGTTTGACTATCTCTGGTTCGGACACTGGCATCAGCCTGCACGACTCGTCCTTGCCGACGGCAAGATCACGACGTGGTGCAGTCCGTCACTGGAGAGCAGCAACCGCTTCGCTCAGGAGGTCGTCGGCGCGTCTGGCGAGCCAGGGCAGTGGCTAATGTTCTTTGACGGCGATGGAGAGGTCTCAGCAGAGTACCTGATTCGCCTGCGCTAGTGCCGTTCCTGAGTGGCCCACCAGCGCCACTCCCAGACCTGATCGGCACCTGCACGCCGTGTGGGGAGAAAGCCAGGGTGTGGAAGTTTGCCGAACAGGAGGTGAGCCTCACGGTCGGCTATTCTGCAGTCCTGTCCTACGGCATCTGCCGAGCGTGCCTGGAAGTGATCTTGGACCTGCTCGAAGACGAGGACGATGACTACGCTGGCCCAGCCAGCGAACCCCCAGGCTGACCTCCTCCAGCCTGGGGGCTACCCCTCCCAAAATCGTGCTCAAAATAGGGGATTGACAAGCCGTGACATCACGTTCTACCATCGTGACATCGGGAGGAACCCAGCCAGACGGCAGGGCCGATAAGAGGAGAAAACGATGAGCAAGTACGTAGGACCTTACAAGAACAAGAACGGCGCAACGATCATCTCTGCCGATGACTTCGGAATGGATGAGAACCTTCGCTGGTACGCGGTGTGCGATACGCACGGCACATTGGTCGGAGATACAAATCGCAGCCGAGTCTCAAAGTTTGCGACCGATGAGTTCTGCTCCTGCTGCCGAGGCAACTGCGTGCAGTACGCAGACTGCTTCAACTGCGGCGCGAAGGCGGTGCGCTGATGATTCGGACACTGCAGGAGATCGCAACGGTCATCACATTCATCGCAGCAATGGTGCTGCTCTTGGCGCTGGGGTCAATGCGATGAGGCTGAACCGAAAGACGCAGCCACTGGTCTACAAGCGAGTGGCAATCCGCACGACCCTGCTCGATGAGCAGAAGCGCAGATCGCAGGCGCTGATGGACATTGCCATCGGCATCTACGGCTTCGCGTTCATCGTGTTCCTGTTTGCGTGGCTTGGCTAATGCCAGTCTACGAGTACCGCTGCGGCGACTGCGGACACCGAGAGGAACACACGCACTCAATCACGAACGTCTACAACCCGCGCTGCGAGAAGTGCGGCCGCTGGATGCGGATGGTCTATTCGCCAGCGGCGGTGGTTTACAAGGGCGAAGGGTTCGCCAAGAAGGACAGAAAGAAGGAGGGCAAGTGAGCAAGCAATACGAGTTCGTCAAGGCAGAGCAGCGCAGTCCTGAGTGGTTCGCACTTCGGGCTGACGGCATCACGGCGACCGACGTCTCGGTCATCGCGGGGCTGAACCCATACAAGACGCCCTACCAACTGTGGGCTGAGAAGTTGGGCAAGTTCACGCCTGACCCAGTTGGACCAGCAGCAGTGCGCGGCATCCTGCTGGAGAACACGGTGGCAGAGTTCTACGAGATGGAGACTGGCCGCGAGTTGCGCCGCAGCAACGGCATTGTCCGACTCAAGGAACTTCCCTGGGTGATGGCGTCACTCGACCGCACCATCGTCGGCGAGGAGGGCTTGGTGGAAATCAAGACCAGCACCTCACCGCGCTGGAGCCTGCACCCAGTGCCGCCAGAGGTGGTAGCGCAAGTGCAGTGGCAGATGTTCGTGACGGCGGCACCGTGGTGCGACGTGGCGGTCCTGCTCGGTGGTCTGGTCTTCCGCATCGAGCGGGTGACTGCGAGCCTGGACTACCAGACGGAGTTGTACCGCAAGGCAGTTGAGTTCAGGAACTCTCTGGCAACGCAGACACCTCCAGCCTTGCAGGGTCAGGACTCTGACGCGCTGGCTCAGGTTGTGCCGCAGGCGAGCGAAGAGTACGAGAACGCAACGACAGGCATTGACCGCGTGGCCGCGCTCTATGCCGAGAAGCAATACGAGTCCAAGTTGCTGGATGAGGAACTTCAGAACCTCGCCATCTCGCTGAAGGAAGCGATCGGCGAGAAGGCTGGCATCGTCGGCAACGGATGGTCGGCAACCTGGAAGGCGAACAAGGCGTCGGTCAAGACCGACTGGAAGGAGGTCGCAACGAAAGTGGACCCGAAGATCATTGAAGCCGCGACGCGGGAAGTTCCAGGCGCGCGAGTCTTCCGATTTAAGAACGAGGAGATGGCGTGACGCGAGTCGAGATTGACGAGCGGGTCATCCAGCGCGCGATCGAGATCGCCAAGCGTGAGGACATTCTGCCGCCTGGCAAGGTGGACAAGAGCCTCTCGCAGAAGGGTCGCACCGCAGTCTGGGAGGGCGCGGTGGGTCAGGCGGTCTTTGAGCGAGCGCTTGAGAAGATCGGCGTCGGCTTCGAGTTTATCGCGTCAATCTTTTACGACTACGACACCGACCGAGGCACGGTCGAGGTCAAGACGAAAGAGCGAGCGGTAGATCCTCGTCCTGATTATGAGGCGAGCGTCTACGACTACAACAGTCAGAGGCAGAACGCGCAGCATTATGCGTTCATCAGCCTTCGGCTGGCTCCAGGGCATACAAAGCACAGCGATCCGAAACTTCACCGCTATGACGTGGGCTGGGTCTGCGGAATCATCAGCGGCGAGGATCTGGCTCGCAAGGCGAAGCGTGTGGAGGTTGGCGACCCACTCCCGAACGGCCAGAAGGCGCAGTTCGTCAGCCACAACGTGACCTACGCGGAACTCAATCCGCTAGGCGAGGAGGTTCAGTGAGCAAGGAGATCGCAGCAGCACTCTTGGCACCATTCGAGGAGAAGGACCTGAAACATCGCCCAGGGCGAGCAGGGATGACGTTTACCTACGCAGACGCGCGAGCAGTCGCGCAGCGGCTTGATGACGTCCTCGGCATTGAGGGCTGGCAGTTCGAGGTGAAGGTCGCAGACGGCGCACGCAATGTCGTCCACGGATCGCTCGCCGTCGTGATCGGTGGGAAGACCACGATCCGACAGGACTTCGGCTACCCGAACTCTGCACAGGATGACGAGCCGCTGAAGTCAGCGGCCAGTGATGCGCTCCGCAGGTGCGCCGCGCAGTTGGGAGTGGGCAGGAGCCTCTATTCACCTGAGAAAGGTGTCCCAGTGCCACTTGCGAGGGTTCCGCGCCTCTCCGTGGCTCCTACACCCCTGTCCGTTGATTCTACGAGGGGGTCTGACCCAGCGACGGATGACGCCATCCTCGCTGCAAAGGCTGCAATGCTCTTTGCCGAGAACGTTGGTGGGGAGACCTGCAGTCACGGTGAACTCTGGACCCTGAAGCCAGGTGGCGTGAGCAAGGCAACGAACAAGCCGTACAACCCCTTCTGGGCTGCGTCTCATAAGACGCCAGATGGCGGTTGGTGCAAGGACAAGCCGAGCCGCGAGTTCGTCGCTGCCCAGAGTGGCGAAGCGCCGAAGCCGAGACTGGTCCCAGAGGACACCCAGAACCTGGAAGAACTTCCGTTCTAATCAAGAGAGAGTAGGAGGAGGACTGAAATGTATGTGAAGAGAGGCGATCTTTGGACTGAGGCTCTCAATGCCACTGAACGCAAGAAACTCTTGGTCAAGGTTCAGGAAGAACTCGCGTCGGCGCTCGCTGCGTATCAGCCACACGATCAGGGGAGTGAGTTTTTTTTGATTGCCGCCGCAGAGCGCTGGTATGGCGTCAGGGCTGAACACGAGGCTGAGCGAGTCGCAAAGATCGTTGAGAAAAAGTTGCGAAGTGAGTTCGCATTTGCGGAGGAGGACTGAAATGGCTCTATGGATCAAGTGGTCAGCGCAGGCACACAAGGACGCGATCATCTCCAGCCTCAGCGACATTGAGTTTCGTGCGTTCGTCACGATCCTCGAGGTGGCGAAGGAGATGCGGAAGGGAGGCGAGTTCCGAGATCGTCGCCACCTTGCAACGGTGGTCGGGCCGCGCCTCTCAAGGTGCGTGCCTCGACTCATCGCCGAGGGTCTGCTGGAGCAGTCTGGAGATGGTCTGGTCAAGGTCTCGAACTGGTCTCGATGGCAAGTGGACGCCACCTCGACCATTCGGCAACAGCGCGCTCGTGCGGGAAAAGGGCTTGAGTCACGGTTTAGTCACGCTATAGAACTAGAGAAGAACCAGAACAGAACCAGAGAAGAGAAGACTCTTACTAATCGCGTGATGACTGTTGGCGAGATTATTGCGAGAGGAGGAGTCAAGTGAGTAGGAGCATTGCTCTTCTTGGACCACAAGGGAGTGGTAAGAGCAGCATCGCCTCGCTCTTCGTAGAGCATCGTGGCTATCAGCGCCACGGCATTGCTGACGCAATCAAGCACATTGCTGAGATGGCGTATCCAGGACTCACCAAGACCGAGACGATCAAGGTGAGCAGGAACTTCGGTGACACCACGCTCACTGGTAGGGAACTGTTGCAGGACCTCGGCTCTGCGGTCAGAGGCGTGGACACGCAGTTCTGGCTTCGCATCTGGCGTCAGGACTACTTCGAGATCGTTCGCAACGGGTATGGGGTGGTCGTGGACGACGTGCGGCTTGACGCCGAGGTGCGTTATCTGCGAATCGTTGATCCGTCAATCTTCATCGTTCGGCTCTCGGCTGCCGAGGACGTTCGTGCAGCGCGGATGGGAGGCATCCTCCTGGGAGGTGCCGACATCACCGAGAGGGGATGGACAGACAGCACCGCAGACATTACGGTGGACACCAGCAACCTGTCGCCTGAGGACGCCTACCGCGTCATCACCGACAAGATGGAGGAGATCTAATGTTCAAGGAGTTGGAGATTCTTGCAGCACAGGCTGGCTACCGATTCGCTGAGGCCGTCAAGGACGGCGACCAATGGCACGTCATCCTTGACGATGAGGACGGCGAAATCACATTCACAGGCGCAACCGTCCAGGAGGCGGTCGAGCGGGCGACGGAGCAACTCGTTCGCAGCCTGAGCAACATTGGTCACTGACGTGTGGGATAGCGTTGGTCTCGTGATCGCAGGGCTGCAACTCTTCTTTGCGCTGATCGTCGGGCTGTCGCTCCCAGTGGCGGCTAGACGTGGCGGTGCGGCAGCGGGTACCATCTTCCTGATCTTGGCGTTCGCCACGATCATCTGGATCACAAGGAGCGTGCTATGGCAGCAGTGAAGGCGCAGCGAGGTGGACCTCGCAAGGAGCCTGTCTTCGCAGCAACGAGTTGCGGCGCGTGCAGCGGCGACCTGAACACGCTGAAGGAGTCGTGGCGCGTCAAGGTGATCACCTTCGTCGCCAACAAGCGCAACACCCGCTTCGCCTGGTATCACCGAGCCTGCGTGAAATGACCCGCATCGAGCGAGCCGCGCCATTCCTTGACGACAAGGTGATCGCGGTTCAAGAGGGCGCCGATGCGTGGTGCGAGGAGCCTGGCTTCTCTGGCCGCGTTTGGTGCAACCTCTCAATGCGATACGCCGACGCCATCGCGCCAGACGGCTGGTTCTTTCTGTACGAAGGAATCGGCAACCGCAAGACGAACGCCGACTTGATCAAGCACGGCGTGATGGAGATTCAAGTTGCACGCTTTACGCTGAGCGACGGTGGCTCTGCAATCTTGGCAAGGCTCGTCTAATGGGCTACTTCAAGGACGAAGCCACCAAGAAGATGATTGACCCAGCCAAGAGCCGCAAGGGGAAGAACAGCCGACAGCGTGGCAACGCATTCGAGCGAGAGGTTGCCAAGCGCCTGCTCGGTCAGCGCGTCGGGCAGTTCGGCGGCAAGCAAGACGTTGCGAACGATTGGCTCGCCGTGCAGTGCAAGGTGGGCGGCAGTTTCAGCGAGCGCCAGTGGGATTGGTTGCAGACTGTGCCTGTCAAAAGCGATCAGTTGCGTGGCTTGGTGATCGGTGACAGCCCAGGCGTTGGCGGCGGCCGTCGCCGCGCCGTGATCATCCTTGACCTTGATGACTTCTGCGATTGGTTCGTAGCAGCGGAGCCGCCTGAGTGATCAGGAGTCGGAGGGTCTGGCTCTCGGCGCTGACACTGCTCATCACCGCTGCGATCATCTTTGCCTTCCCAAGCGCGCCTGACGCACCGCTGCGGGATTCGTTCAAGCCAGAGCCAGCGCCTGTCGCTGAGTCGCTCGTCCTGTCCGTCAAGGGCAAGGCAACTTGGTTTGACGCCACGAAGAACAATGCGTGGTACACGCGAGGCGACAAGCCGACGCTCTTCTACGCGGCGGCTGGTCCAGCCCTTCGCAAGATCAAGGACTTCCGTTGGGGCAAGAAGCCGTATCGGATCATCGTGGAGAATCTGAAGAACGGCAAGGCAATCGTGGCGTGGGTGGTGGACTGGTGCCAATGCCGAGGACAGAAGAACAACGAGAAACTGGTGGACCTAAGTATGGCCGCGTTCACCGCGCTCGGCGTGGACTTGAATAGTGGAGTGCAAAGGGTTAGAGTCACAGTCCTGCCGTAGCAGGAGAGGGAGGGCAAGTGTTCACTGTTCGCAGCATTCGTGGTGACTGGATGAGGATCGTCGCCAAGCACGCCTTCCCGCATAAGTCCACACGCGGCCGCATCGAGGCACTTGCCGAGGCACTGAAGATCAGCCGCCGCAGCGCCTACGCCTACGTCGCAGAAGAGCGCCGCGTGCCAGAGGACGTTGAGCAGCGATTCATCAACCTCTTCGGTGAGGTCGCAGAGGATGGCTGGCGCACCGTGGACCTGTACCGCATCCGCACCGTGCAAGAAACCAAGAAGGCGCCGCGACCAGCGATCAGCCGCGAGAAGACGGTCGAGGGAAGGCTGACGTGGATTGACCAAGCGATGCGGAGCAGCAGCATCCTGAGCCAAGACCTACTCGGACACGTCCTCGGCTGGGAGCGCAACAACATCACCTACGGACAGATCGCAATGGTGGAGGACGGACTGGACGAGCAGGAGGCGCGCGCCAAGCACCCGAACAACTTTGACGTGAAGGCGATGGCAGATGACGTCGTGGCAGTCTGCAAGGCGTGTGGTCTGATCGGCGCCATTGACGCGCAGATCAAAGAGGTGAACGGAATGGTCTTCCGCGTCACGTGCCGCACCAACTCCTACAAGATCAGCGAATGAGCCTTGCCGAGTTTGACCGCGCGTTCAAGAGCAAGGTGGGCGAGGATCGCCGCTGGGCTGGCTTCAAGTTGATCGCCTACTACTTGCTCGCCAAGCAGGAACCAGTCCACATCGTTGAGACTGGCTGCGCTCGTCAGGTGGACAACTGGTGCGGTGACGGCCAGAGCACGCAGGTCTGGAACTGGATCGTTGAGCGTACTGGCGGGAGCATCACCTCCTTTGACATCGACTCCAATGCCGTCGCCTATGCCAAGAGCGTTGCGCCGCTGGCAGACGTTCGGTGCATTGACTCGGTACAAGGGCTGCGACAACTGCAGAACCCTGAGCAGTTGGACTTCCTCTACCTGGATTCATACGACCTCACCGACGGTATCGAGTCGCCGACCCACCACCTCGCTGAACTGGCGTCGGTCTACCCTCGGCTCCGTTCAGGCTGCATCATTGCTGTGGATGACTGTATGGGCGACCAGAAGGGGAAGCATCGCTTCGTACTGGCGTGGCTGGGCAGCCTCGGCGTGCTACCAGTGTTGCAGTCCTACGTCACCGTGTGGCGCAAGCCGTAAGATAGGCGGACGCCGCGCTTGCGCGGCTCAAGCCTGGCGGTGGAGTCCTCCCATCGCCAGGCGACCAACTTGAGGACTGGAGGACGGATGGCAGCCAAGCACCAGCCCGACAAATACGACGCGCTGGAAGGCTATGTCGCCGAGTTGCAGGTTGCACTGAACGTCACATACTGGAAGATCACCGTCGCTCGTGACGCCGCTGACCTTGAGGCGTGGGCTGACATCAACCCGCACGCACAGGCTGAGACAGCCGACCTGCGCGTGAGCCACGACTTCTGGAAGCAAACACCAGAACTTCAACGCGAGGTGCTGATCCACGAGATGCTTCACATCGTGACAGCCAGACTCGATCAGACCGTTGAGGCAATGGAGGAAGCGTTCGGCAAGATTGCGTGGGCCGTATACGACCCGCTCTACGAAGATGCGACTGAGCGCGTGGTGGATCACTTGGCGAAGGTCATCGCGCCTGGGCTGCCACTCCCAGAGTTCCCGAAGGCGTGACCTTCCAGCGACCCTGCCTTGACTGCGGCGTGCTCACGATGGTGGGCAACCGATGCCAGACGCATCAAGCGGCCGCTCAAAGCCGATGGAAGGAAGGCAGACCTAACCCATACCTTGACCCAGCCTGGAAGAAACTGAGCAGCCAGATCAGGAGCAAGCGTCCGTGGTGTGAAGTCTGCGGCAAGACCAGCGACCTGACCGTGGACCACCTTGACCCAATCAGCAAGGGCGGTCCGCTACTAGCGCCAGAGCATCGGCTTCGGGTACTATGCAGAACGTGCCACGGTCGTGCGACCAAGCACAAGTAGGAGCAGAGGAGAGGACAATGAGCCGCATCGCTTGGTATTCCAACGCCTGTCACATCCCTTCGGGCTATGGGATGCAGACCGCGCAGGTCGTTCACCAGATGGTTCAGGACGGACACGAGGTTGCAATCAGCGCCAACCACGGCGCCGCTGTGATGATGAACTGCGCGCACGGTCATCCGATCTTCCCAGAGGGACTGATCCGCTATTCGCTTGACGCAGCGCCTGAGAACATCAAAGCGTGGGTTGGCGATCAGCCAGGCTTCGGCGTGATCCTCTTTGACCTCTGGCCGCTGAACGGCGTTGAGGCATTCAAGGAACTGAACCTCGCCTGCTGGACACCGATTGACCACGATCCAGTGCCACCTGGCGTCACCAAGTTTGCACTAGAAGGCAAGCACCACGTCATCGCAATGAGCCGCTTCGGTGAGGACAGACTCCTGAAGGCTGGCATCCCAAGAGAGGAACTGACCTACATCCCGCACGCCATTGACCGCGCTGTCTTCTACGACCGAGGGAAGGGCGCGCGCACCGCAATGGGCATTCCAGAGGACGCCTTCCTCGTCGTGACGAACGCAGCCAACCGTGGACGCATCCCAGTCCGCAAGGCGTTCGGTGAGATGGCTGACTCAATGGCAACCTTTATGCGCGACCGACTTGACGTCTACTGGATGATCCACACGGAGCCGAACGGACACAGCGAAGGCGTGAACATCCCGCGCTTGGTAAGCACGCTTGGCATTGACCAACAGCGCGTTCGCTATCCACATCCAGTCCACTTCCGCAACGGCATCCCGCAGGACGCCATCGCGCAAATGTATTCAGCGGCTGACGTGCAACTGCTCACCTCGATGGGCGAAGGCTTCGGCATCCCTGCGGTGGAGAGCCAAGCCTGCGGCACGCCAGTGATCGTCTCTGACTTTAGCGCGCAGCCTGAGTTGATTGGGCCGCACTGCAAGGCAGTCCCAGTGCAGCGCGTGTGGGATGAGTTCCAGACTTCCTTCTTCGCAATCCCGAACGTGCCTGCTATCGCCACGGCGCTGCAGGAAGTTTACGAAGAGACGAAGGGAGGGCGGGTAGACAGGGGGGCGGTCTCCGCTGCGATGGAACGCTACGACCAGGTGAAGGTCTACGCCGCTGACTGGAAGCCGCTCATCGAGTTGATGACCGCTCGCAAGAAGCCGAGCGCAACACCG